TTATTGCAGGGCATGGCCGCGTTATGGCCGCTCAAAAATTAGGTTTGAAAGAAGTCCCAGTGCTACAAATTGGCCATTTAAGCGACACACAAAAACGCGCTTATATCATTGCTGATAACCGTCTTGCCTTAGATGCTGGATGGGACGAGGAAATGCTACGCGTTGAGTTTGCCGAGCTTGCCGAAGACGGTTTTAACCTTGAGTTGACGGGGTTTGATGTTGGCGAGCTTGGGCATATTATGTTTGATGACGTGGGTGATACTAACGAAACGCCAAGTGCGGAACCCGAGTCGGCGTATAAGGAGCAATACGCGGTTATTGTGACATGTAAGGACGCGACCGAGCAGGAGACCGTTTACAATAAACTAGCGGAGAACGGTTACAACGTAAAGGTGGTTTGCACATGAAAATATCAGTAAATAACAACTGTACTGATTACAACAGTTACAGAGCGGCGCGTGTTAAAAGCCTATTTAACGCCGACAGCGGTGCTAATTTTAATATCGACGCGGATATAGCAGTGGATGACCTTGATTGGTCAATTGGTGTTGTTGTTGGCCCGAGCGGTTCGGGCAAAACATCTATTGGTAAGCAGATGTTCGGTGGCGGTAAAATCTACGAGCCGCAGGGGTGGGGCAAGGATAAGCCCATTATCGATTGTATCGCGCCACAAGGTGATTTTAACGACGTTACGGCGGCATTGTCGGCGGTTGGGCTTGGGTCTGTCCCTGCGTGGCTTAGACCGTATCACGTGCTGTCCAACGGTGAGAAGTTCCGAGCCGACCTTGCAAAGATTGTATGCGAAGCACCAGAGAGTGTTATTGTTGACGAGTTCACTTCGGTGGTTGACCGACAGATTGCCAAGTTTGGCGCGTTGGCCTTTCAAAAGTCGTGGCGACGCACAGGCGGCAAGTGCGTTCTGCTTAGTTGTCACTATGATATTTTAGATTGGGTTGAGCCTGATTGGGTATTTGATACAGCAACAGGTAAACTTGAACGGGGGCGACTTCGGCAACGACCAAAGTTTGACCTTGAAATTCACGAAACAGACAAAAGTTACTGGCCGCTTTTTGAGCCGCATTACTATTTAAAGCTGCCGTCAATGATTGCGGCGACGTACTACGTGGGGACGGTTGACGGAGTACCAGTCTGTCATTTGGGCGTGTCTCCACGATTGGAGTTAAACGGAATGAGAGCCTCTCGCATGGTAGTTATGCCAGAGTGGCAGGGAGCAGGCGTTGGCTCGCGTTTTCTTGACGCGGTGTGTGAATTACAGGTGCGTGGCGAGGGGCGTTACGGCGACCGCGTGAAAGCCGTTTATTTCCATACTTCACACCCCGGCCTTTGTGCGGGTCTTCGGAGGTCTAAAAAGTGGTTGCAGGTGAGTTGCGTATTGTTTGGGGGCAATAAGAAAAAGTCGGCTGCTACAATAAAAAAAGCAAACGGGGTTATCGGTGTTGGTTACGGCGGCCATTTTAGAGCGGTGCAGGGCTTTAAGTACACGGGGGCAAAATGAAGCTAAACGTATTTATAGCGGGTCAAAAGTGGATAGGCGCGGAAGTGTACAAAGCAATCAAGGAGCAGGGGCTTGTTAATATAGCAGGGGTGTGTGCGCCATTTACTACAGACGAGCGCAAGGACAGGCTTTACTTTTCGGCAAGCCGTGACCGTGTCCCACTAATACAGGCAGGAACACTAAACGCCGACAATTTCCCTGGTAATATAGACCTGATTATTGCAGCGCACTCGCACGACTTCATTGGCGAAAGAACACGCCTTAGAGCGCGTCTAGGGGGTATTGGCTACCATCCATCACTCTTGCCATTACACAGGGGGCGCGATGCTATACGCTGGGCTTTACGCATGAACGATAGGGTGACAGGTGGCACAGTTTATAAGCTATCTAATAAAATGGACGGCGGCGATATTCTTGCACAGCAGCATATAGTAATTGACCCTAACAAATGCACAGCGGAGTCCTTATGGCGCGAGTCACTTGCACCAATGGGTGTTCGTTTAATTTTGGACGCGGTTAAACAGATAGTGGAAACAGACAGGGTTGTTGGAGAGCGGCAAGACGAAAGCCTAGCAACGTGGGAGCCTTCAATAGACCGTCAACCAGCCTTTCGACCAGACCTTATTTTGCTAGAATATAACGAGGTGCAAAATGTCAAAACCACTGCATCAACCAACTGAAAAAACAAGAGCAGAAATTATTGCATTGCGTTCTTATGGTGTGCCTATTAAAGAAGTGGCTGCATATATCGGCATAGATGATAAAACACTGTACAAGTATTATCGTGAAGAATTAGAAAATAGTGCAATTAAAGCAAATGCAAATGTTGGCAAGTTTTTATACCAAGCAGCAAGTGGTCAAGCATTAACTACGGGCGCAACACATAGCGATTGCGTAAGGGCTGCAATGTTTTGGGCAAAGACTCGCATGGGTTGGAAAGAAACAAACGTGCAAGAACACACAGGCGCGAACGGAACAGCGTTACAACCACCCGTTTTTAATATCGTAGGGGTAAGCCCCAAAGATGAAGATTGAAGCACCCACCAAAATAATACCAGCTTTTAATAACTTAAAGACAAACGCTTTTGATATTGTCGTGATGGAAGGTGGGCGCGGTGGTGCAAAGTCTGAATCATTGGCGGCATTGGGCATTTTAGAATCATTTATTGATGATGGTGTTATTCTTTGTTGTCGTGAGATACAACGCTCAATTAGTGATAGTTTATATGCGTCTTTGATTAGTGCTATTTATAAATATCAGTATGAATCTTATTTTAAAATCCTAAATAACGAAATCACAAACTTGCTAACAGGTGCAAGGTTTATCTTTGCAGGTTTAAAATCAAACATCACATCAATAAAATCAATCAACAAATTGCGTGTTGTTTTAGTTGATGAAGCCGAAAACGTAACTGACAATTCGTGGTCGTATTTACGCCCTACCCCACGTTATGGCCATGTGCGTTTTTATGTTGTGTTTAATCCGCGTTTTGAGCAAGACGCAACTTGGCAACAATTTATAGTCAATAAAGATAATCGTACTTTACATATCAATATCAGCTACAAAGACAATCCTTGGTTTCCTGAAGCGTTAGAACGACAAAGACAGCGCGATTTAAGGGGCGATGCAGGGCGATACGCTTGGATTTGGGAGGGGCAATTCCTAAAAATCAGCGATAACTCTATCTTAGCCAAAAAACTGAAGATGCTTGATTTTGAGATTAACCCGACATTTGGTACACCGTACATCGGCATAGATTGGGGCTTTAGTGTTGACCCGACCGCGATTATTGAGTGTTATATTTTTCAGGATAGTTTATATATTAGAAACGCGGCCTCAAAAGTGGGGCTTGAGTTAGACGATACAGGCGCGTATCTTATTGACCATGTGCCTAATGTGCTAAAATATACCTCACGGGCTGATTGTGCTAGACCAGAGACTATATCAAAAGTTAAAAAAGAGATACTATTGATTAAAGGTTGTACAAAGTGGAAAGGCAGCGTAGAGGACGGCGTTGTAGCATTGCAGACATTTAAGGCAATCTACATACACCCTGACGCACAGTGTTGTTTTGCAGAGTTGGCGGCGTATAGTTATAAAACAGATGATAGCGATAACCCAACCACCGACATTGAAGATAAAAACAACCACTATGCAGACGCATTACGCTATGCGATTGAGCCAATAGTCACAAACAAGCGCAAAATGAAAATTAACCCCGAATTATTGAGGCGAGCATGAATAACAGACAGCGTAAACGAGTGAGGGTGCAACCATCGCCACCAAAAAAAGCAGGGTTAAAAATCAATCGTGCGTTACTTGCAAATGATAGCGTTGAGACTGTGAACCAGTTTGAACAATATATTCCGCCTGTTGGTGTTATCCCCAAAGACAAAGAAAAAGCCGCTTTAGCGATGGATAGCACTGATTATAACTATCTAAACACATCATTCATGGGGTGGTCAGATACCACATTCAAAGGCTATCCGTATTTATCACAATTAGCGCAACGCCCCGAATTTAGAAAAATGTCCGAAGTCATTGCGCGTGAGATGACCCGCAAATGGATTCGCGTTATTTGTACAGGCGATACTGACAAGTCGGACAAAATTAAACAAATTGAGGCCGAGTTAGAACGTCTAAAAGTCCGTGAAAAATTTAGACAGGCGGCAGAGATGGACGGCCTTTATGGTCGCGGTCAAATCTATATCGACATCAAAAAACCTGATGGTCAGTTAGCAAGCGAGGACGTAGCAGAGTTAGAGACAATTTTGCTTATGAGTCCTGCCAAGATTAAAAAAGACAGTCTCGTTGGTTTTAACGTTATTGAACCGATATGGACTTATCCTGCCGCTTACAATGCAGATAGACCGTTACGCGCTGATTATTACAAGCCTCACAAATGGTATGTTATGGGGACAACAGTACATGAATCGCGGTTAATGACATTTGTTAGTCGTGAAGTACCCGACATTTTAAAAGCTGCTTATAACTTCGGAGGCTTGGCATTGTCGCAAATGGCCGAGCCTTATGTTGATAACTGGATTAGGACGCGAAATAGTGTAGGCGATTTAATCCACTCGTTTAGTCTGTCAGTCTTAAAAACTAATATGCAAGGTACTTTGTCGGGTGATTCAGGCGCGGATTTATTCAATCGTATCGACTTAATGAATCGAGTCCGTGACAATCGCGGTTGTTTTGCGATTGATAAAGAGACCGAAGAATTAGCGCAAATCAACACGCCATTATCAACACTTGACTCTTTACAAGCGCAAGCGCAAGAGCATATGTCTAGTGTGTCCTCTATTCCCTTAGTATTCTTTTTGGGTATTACACCACAAGGCTTGAACGCATCGAGTGAGGGTGAAATTCTTGTTTTTGAAACAAC